TTGCTTACAGCAGGTGAAGAAATAATGTATTGTGGAGTATTAGGAGGAGAACCTGTTATGCGTCGAGTAAATCCTATGAACGTATATACTCTTGGGGGAGATTCTATGTTTATAGAAGATGCTGATATTATTGTAGAATATGGATATAAATCTATAGGACAAGTAATAGATGATTATTGGGACACTTTAACACCTAAAGACATTGATTTTTTAGAAAGAGGAACTGTTGATACAAGTATGGACGGTGGGGGCGGAATAGGGTTAAATAGGGATATTTCTATATTTGATTTTTATGGAGAAGCAGGAGCACTAGACATATTTCACCCTAACGAAGCTGGTGTAAGAACATTTGCAGGAGCATTTGATTCTTATGGTAATGTAAGAGTTATGAAAGTATGTTGGAGATCTAGACGTAAGATTGGAGAATTAACTTATTTTGACGAAGAAGGGGTTCAACAAAAAGATTGGGTTCCTGAAGATTATAGAGTTAATAAAGATCTTGGAGAAAAAGTAAAATGGATATGGGTAAATGAATGGATGGAAGGCACTAAAATTGCAGATCATATTTATACTGTTATGAGACCTTTGCCTTTTGCAAGCAAATCTTTAGTAAATAAATCAAAAGGGACCCCTCCATATATCGGCTCCGTTAATTCAACTAACGATTATAAAGTCCAATCTCTTATGGACATAATGAAGCCTCTTGCATATTCTTATGATATCGCTTACTACAAAAGAGAGCTTGAAATAGCCACATATAAGGGGTCCTTTACTGCTATTAATTCTGCACTTGTTCCATCAGGATGGGATCCTAAAGAATGGATGCGGTATGTAACAGTAAATAAATTTGCTTGGTTAGACCCAACTAATGAAATACTTAAAGGCCCTGCTCAAGGTAAATCCGCAGGTTCATTTAATCAACTTACTGCCCAACAAGTAAATATTGGAGATCCTAATGCTATCGGCATGTATACTAATTTACTTGTAGACATAGAAAATACATTAGGTAAATTAGCAGGTGTTTCTGGAGCAAGAGAGGGTCAAATACAAAGTAGACAAGCAGTAGGAAATGTAGAAAGAGAAGTAAGTCAAACATCGCATATTACAGAAAAATGGTTTGCTATAGATCAAAATTTTAGAAAAAGAGTTCTTACTAAATTTTTAGAATGTTGTAAATATGCATATAAAGCTAATCCTCAAAAAGGACAATTTTTACTTGATGATTTAAGTCAACAATTAATTACACATTTTGATGAATTTGCTTCTACTGAATATGATATACATCTTTCTAATTCAGGAAGTGATACTCAATTGTATAATGATATTAGAGCTCTTTCTCAAGCAGCTATACAAAACGGCCAAGCTACTATATCTGATTTAGTAGCAATATCACAATCTGATTCTGTACAAGACATTGCTAAAAAACTTGAAAATTCTGCTCAAAGAATTAAAGAAGAAAATAATAAGATGCAAGAGCAACAAATGCAACAGCAACAAGAAATGCAACAAGCACAACTTAAAGCTGATCAAGATGCAAAACAAATCGATCTTAAAAAACATGATGATAAAATAGCAATAGATAGAGAAAAAATTCAAGCTGATTTAGAAATAGCAGCTATGAAAGAAATAAATAATAACTATCGAACTGAATCAGGTTTAATAGATTCTGATAATAACGGTATTGCAGATGAATTAGATCTTCGACGTACTGAAGTTATTGAAGAAAATAATATTAGAAAAGGAGATATACAAGTTGCAAAATTAGCAGAAACACAAAGAGCAAATCAAGCAAGAGAAGATATTCAAAGAGAAAAAATATTACTTCAAAAAGAAAATAATAAAAATAAAAAAAGTAAATAAAGCTATAGGACTATAGTACATACTTATAAATAAATTTAAGTTTATTTATAAAAATAATTTTAATATTGTAACCAAATAAAGACAGCAAAAAAATGAGTGAAGAAAAAGAAGATTTATTTGAGGGACTTCAAATAATGTCTCCAGAAGAATTAAACGCAGTCGTGGAGTCTGATGAAAATTCTGAAAAAGAAAATAAAGAAACAAAACCTAATGAAGATTCAGAAGGTGTGTTTTCGCCCGTAGTTTCCGAAGAAGGAGAAGGTTCTTATGAAAATACTAAGAATCAAACAAAAACTGAAGGAGCAACAAATACAAAAGAAACTACCTCAGACGAGAGGAGTGCAGAAATTTATAAAGGATTAATTAAAGAGTTAGTAGACGCAAATATAATTACTAGTGCAGAAGCTGATAAATTAGATGAGTTAGAAGGCTCATTAGATACTATTAAAGACCTTGTAGATAAAACTGTAAAAACTAATTTTAAAGTAGCCGAAGAACAGTGGAAACAAAATATGCCAGCTGCAAAAAAACGATTTTTAGAAATCGAAGATGCATTTGACGAAACTGATGAAGCTATTATGATGGCACAAAGATTAGAATTTTTTGACAATATTGATGAAGAGTCTATTAAAACAGATCAAAATCTTCAAAAAGAAATTTATTATGATCTATTAAAATCTAAAAATTTCTCAGATGAACAAGCATTAGAAGCAATTGAAGATGCTGTAGAAGTTAAAAAACTTCAAGACAAAGCTTTAAAAGCTATTCCTGAATTAAAAACTCAAGCTAATGCTGTAGTTACTCAGGCAAAAGAATTTAAAGCAGAAAAAACTAAAAAACAAATAGCTTCTCAAAATAAAGCTTTTGAAAGTTTAATTTCTAATATAGATGGAAGACAATCTTTTGTAGACGGTATGACTCTTAATAAAGTTAGTAAAGAAAAAATAAAGCAAAATATTCTTAATCCTGTTTATAAAGATGATAAAACAGGAACAGAATATAATAGTTTGATGTATAAACAAACTAGGAATCCTGCAGAGTTTGAAATGTTAATTAATTATTATGACACTTTAGGATTATTTAATTTAGATAAAGAAGGAAAATTTAAACCAGATATTTCTAAATTAAAACAAGTTGCAAAAACAAAAGCAATTAATGATTTAGATAAAATCATTGCAAAAGAAGATAGAGACGTAGGTAGAAATACTTCTGTAGAAACTTCTGAAAAGACTGGAAACATACTAGATATGTTAGAACGGTCAATGAAAAAGTAAAAAAAGTTAAATAAATATATTCGTTAAACAAATAATACAAATCAAAAAATGGCACAATTACTTCCATTACAAAAGTATGAAGCGAAGGATTACAATGGTTTAGTCACTGACAACCATTTCCATGCTTTGTACCAACAAAAGCCTCAATTGATTAGTAACGTAATTCGTGAGATTTACAAAACTAATCTACAAGGTAAACTTCGTGAATTCGTAGATCGTTTCCCAGTAAAAGAAGTGGAACAAGAAAACGGATTTTACAACTGGATGTTGCAAGGGCAACACGACAAAAATCTTCCACTAGTTGATGCTGAAACTATCGATGGATCTTCTATTTCTGCAGGGACTTTCCCAGCAAATGTAGGAGCTAACGGAGAACGTTTCTATTTAATCTACGACGAAGCTCTATTTGAAGAAACTAACGTTCTTCGTGGAGAAGTTGATGATTATCATCTATTAGTTAAAAAAGCGATGGACGCAGGTTCACGTTTTAAGTTTGAAGTTGAATTAGTAACAGATAGCTCTACTAAATCTATTCCTTCTGAGGAATTAGCAATTGGTACACGTTGGTCTAAGTTTTATTCACTTTCTCCTTCAACTCTTTCTTACCAAGGTTCTAAGCCTTACTTTACATCTCCTTGGAGAATGGAAAACCGTCCGTCTACGTTACGTATGGAATATGAAGTAGCAGGTAACACAATCAACAAAGGTAAAAACGAACCACTTGAGTTTGGATTTAACTACAAAGGACAAACAGAATCAATCTGGATTAACTATCAGGATATGGTTGCTCATCACCAATGTGAAGAAATGTTTGCTCGTATGTTGATGTATGGTAAGAAAAACTGGACATCTGATCACAAGTACCTAAACAAAGATGACAAGACTAAATATGCAGTTGAGTCGGGTGCAGGTTTCTTTGATCAAATCGCTCCTTCTAACGTACATTACTATAACACTTACGATCTTGATTGGCACTTAGAGTTGCTTCTTGATATGGGAGTTGGTAAAATCGAAAGAGGAAAAAGAACTATCCATTTACTTACAGGTGAATTTGGTGCAATTGAAATCTCTAAACAGATTAATGAAAAATCAGGTTCTGGTAAGTTTACAGTTATTACTGATAAATTCCTTATGGGAGACAGTAAAACAGAAACACTTGGCGGTAAGAATACTAAGTATTTGCAACAACCACAGTGGAATGTATATGAATGGTATAATGGAGTTACTATTATGGTTGAAATCCTTGATTTCTTCGATGATGATGTATACTTCCCACAACGTCATCCAGATGGAAAAGGTATTGTAGAATCTCACAGAATTCTTGCTCTTGACTATGGTGATACTGCAGGTATCTACAGAGTTAAGCCAAAAGGAGTTCCAGATTATAACTGGGCGTATATTCCAGGTATGAGAGATCCTTTCTCAGCAGGTGGTAAAGGTAGTCCTAAAATGGTTGCTTCAAGGGTAGACGGTTATGAAGTTCACTTCCAAAAATGGGGTGGCCTTATGATCGAAGATCCAACAAAAGTAGTTGATTTAAGATTACTAGTAGAACGGTAGAATATTTTCTAGTTCATAAGTAAATAAAGCTCCCTAGAGTTGATAGCCTAGGGGGCTTTTATTAAAGGAGAATTTAAAAGACAGCAAAAAATAATAAAATGGCAAAGACAGCAGAAAAAGAAAAAATAGTATATGGTACATTTTTACAAGACAGAATGGTTTCAATTAAACCAGTAGAGTCTTCAGGAAAATGGAGTAACTTATTAGTAAAAGGACAGGATAAAATGAAAGATCCTTTTCTATATAACAAAGTAAAACGTAGTTATCAAGTACCATTAAATAGTCAAATAAGAGGTGGCGGAGTTAAAGTAATTTTGGACGATCAGCACAGAGTGAAAATCCAAAAGTATATGGAAAGTTATCCAAACGGGATGACCCAAAAAGAGTTCTTTGAAACAGAGTTAGGAGTAGATTTAAATGCTACTCTACCAACAGAAAAGAATTTTTGGAGATCAGATAGACGAGGAAGAGTTATTCTTACAAAAGAAGGAACTAGTCTAAATCTAAATAGATCTTTAGATATGTTGAAATATTTAATTCTTTTATCTAATAAGATGTTAGTTTCACCATCTTACGATGATAGAATTTTAAAAGCAACATATGAGTTTATGATTGTAGATGAAGATAAAGTAACAGT